CACGTCGGCTCTCCCATTGTCACGCACCCCTTTAGTAGATGCAATTTTGGCATCCGCAAAACGCAATTGGAGTCCCCCAGACATGCAAATGCAGAATAATGTGTGGGAGTATGCCAAGAAGTTGACTGAGGAGTTTATAGATTGGGCCTTTGTTCCTGGGTTTAGGGACACTATCGGAAAAACTTATAAGGAGAATCCGGTGTCCTTTAATGTGACAGATTACATGGCCTGGCGCGCCGGTAAAGATCAGAACTACCGTAAAGTTCTCGACGGAGAATGTCCAGGTGACATGGTGGAGCTGGAGATGGAGCGTTATGACACCATAGTGAAGAAGCGTGTGAAACCGAAGATGAGCACTGCCGCCCAGCACGAGATAGGACAGGGTCAGGTGATAGTGGGTCTTGCCAAGAAGGACACTGCTCTGTTCACAAGTTTATTCAGGGTGATGTTTGAGAGGTTTGATGGTGCTCTACGCCCGGAGTTGTGTAGTGCCGGTCGTCTCTCTGACGATGCCATATCTGAATGGTTAACCGAACACAACGACGTACTTAAGGACTTGGTGGCCATTGAGATGGACTCAGGGAAGTACGACAAGTCCCAAAACTTGTTGGCAAGGATGATCGAGGCGTTGATGTTTGTCGAGTTGGGCTTAGATCCGGGCGTTATGGACATATTTGCTGATTCGTACGTCGGGCGTGTGTCCAGTAAAACGCTTGGGTTGATGTTCATGTCGGCGTATCAAATGAAGTCTGGTGCCCCCCACACAATGTTGGGCAATTTGATATACAACTTCGTGTCATCTGGAGAGTCCGTCGGCCACGAAAACGTGAAGTACATGATAGCCAAAGGCGATGACAACGTGATGTGGTTGTCCAAGGGTATCGATCTCGTTCTCGCGGTGAACAAGATGTCCAATTTGTTCAATCTTGAAGCAAAATTGGTGTTGGGTTCGGTCATCTACTTCAGCTCTGGCTACCTTCTGTTTTTCGAGGAGTTCGCGGTGTTTGTCCCCGATGTGGTCAAAGTGATAGAGTTGCTTGGCGAGATGGGTCAAGATCCTCGCACCAAGAAGGAACGTTATATATCGTTCAGGGATCGCGTTCGCGCTTATGCGAGGGACAACGCGATACCACCTGCGTTGCAGCTGGCCGTGCGTAGCCGCATGGATAGGCCCGAGGCGAATGTTGTTTTAGGTATCGATGCGTTGCTTACTATAGCTGATTCGTACAAGGAGTTTAGTGAGGTCGTACCTTCGTGATGTAATTTTTATTGTTCATAATATTGGTCGTCCTGTCATTC